AACACGTGCGTTAGCTTGGGAGTATGTCTCCAGTGAACTGGTAGGTGACCACCACACAACTGTATTTGCGGCTGTTAACGTGACACCATGTGCTGCTGATTGAGGTTGTATAACCAGAACACGTGGGTTAGGGGTTTCCTGAAACTGTTTAAAAATAGCAGTTCTTCTAGGGGCAGAAACATCTCCTCGTATTACATCAGTCGATATACCATCTGAACGAAGTTTATATGTTAATATATCTATTACATGTTTAAAAGGAACAAATACCAAGACCTTTTTGCTTGACTCATCAATAACTTCTTTAAGCACCTTATATCTATGCTGTATATCAAACTCTAAGGTCTCGCCATCATCAGTGTATACTGCTCCTGCTGATATCTGCAGTAACTTGTTCATACCTACAGCACTATTCATAGCTGTTACCTGTTCACCAGTAATATTCATAATTAGTTTTGTTTTCAACAGTTTGTAGTACTTCATCTGTTGACGAGTAAGTTCTACTTCACGCTTCACATAAACCATTGGTGGCAAATCCAAGCACTCATCTTTGGTAAATCGTATAGCAGGCTGTAGGGCTTTAAATACTATGTCGGTTGCATTGGCTTTTGGAACCCATTTGAATTGGGTAACCTTGTTCATTACCATATCACGAAACGAACCAAAGAACCTAGGTACACTCATTGGGTTTACAAGTTTTGCTAACCCATAAGCATCTAATGGACTTTGGGCGGCAGGAGTTCCTGTCATCATCCACAGCCACGTGTTATCTTGTAATATTTTATTTAGTGTTTTCCATCTCTTAGTCTGAGCGTTCTTATAGTGGGTGGCTTCATCTACAATTATTAAATTAAACCCTCCTTTCTTTACTTCATCGGATACAATCTCTACCCCATCATAGTTTATTATAACAAAGTCTGCACCGTTGTTTATTATCTTCTTTCGTTTACTGGCTGTACCGTAGGCAATATCAACTGTGCGATGGGGGGTAAAACTGAATAAGTCAGCCCTCCATGCTGAATCCATAATTGACAGAGGGCATATTACAAGCACTCTATCTATCTTACCTTCTTTCATTAAATAGTCTGATGCCCATATTGCACTGGCAGTTTTACCCGTACCCTGCTCGTTAAAGCAGAATGCTTTCTTGTTAAGTGTAAGAAATGAGGCTGTATCTTTCTGATGTACGAAAGGCTTATGGTTACCTGGCCAGCCATATTGTTTATGTATGGGTGATGGCACGTTAATATTTAAATTCTTTAGAGTCTGTGCTTCTTCTAACCCCCAGTTCACAACAATTTCATGAGCTGATAGCTTTTTGCTTTTGGGTATAGCTTCTATGACTTTGAATGGGTTACGTAGATTAAGCAGTAATGCTTTACCATTAAATATTCTCAAAATTTTCTCCTTCGCAACAGATAAAAATCTGTGATTTTAGTCTTTTTCTAGGGTGCAATCATACACGGAGATTTAAAACAAGGCACTCCTGACGCTTCCTAGAGCCTCATTTTTTTGTCTTTTTCTTCTTTTGCCCGTTTCTGCTTCTATTTTTAGATGGACTTTCTAACTTATAACCATCCTTATTGCTACCACCCTTGCTCAACATCTTCTTATGGCTAACGTCTTTGCCTTTTCTATTAACGCCTTTTTTATCTAAGGCTCTTCTTGCACGTTGACGTTCCATTCGATTAGGATGTTCACCTCGGGCTTTTTGCTTCTGATATTCTCTTTTATAAGGTCTTGGGGATTTAGTGTACGCCATTAATTGCTCCCGTTATGTATGCACTCGACAACAACACAATGACGTTTACATAACCCACTGGGGTGGGCGTTCCAAATGTCTTGCTCATAAGCTGTTTTCATGCGTTTGAAATTTGAAAACCATTTTTTCCATAGCTTTACAATCATATCACTAGTATAAGTTTCTGCAATAAAATTGTTAGATACTACAAATAATAATCCTGCGTTTATCTTCTTTACATTTGGGAAGTATCTAAATGTTGCAAGTGCCATGAGTTCTAATTGCCCTTTGTCAGCATACAATGCAGATTTACTTGTTTTGTAATCTACAATCCATGCTTTCTCACCATCTACAATAACTAAATCAACAATACCACGCCACCAAACATGTTCTGATGTAAAGTCACAAGGGTTTAATTTCCTGTCGAGTCCTAACTTCATTTCACAATACTTTTCTCCTTTTTTCTTTTTAAGTGAGTCAAGCACTGGTTTCATAAATTTAAATTTGTTAGGCACGGGCTTATTGCTACCAATATATTCTTCAGCTACTAGATGAGCCTCAGTACCATAACGCATGGCATGAGTTTCTTCTTCCACATAATCTTTAGCTATCTTTACGTGGTAGAATTGTTTCGGGCATTGTTCAAATGCTTTTATCCTACTGAATGACCAAGGAGTAATACTCATTAATTCTACCTCAGTGCACGTTATCATCTATCATAGGTCTATGTACTTCAACAATATTACCTTCGCTTGTTAGTTGTTTTATCACGTTTTTTGCCCCCGAGTTAAAACCACTACGGTATCCCTGCTCAAATAAGTTTTTTGGGAGTTTCTTGTAGTCTCTACTCATGCGTTTTAATACTCTAAAATCATTAGGGTATTTTTCTCTAAGATGTGCGATTAATTTATCCCACTCATTGTTAACATCTTCTTGAGCATCATATTCCAACGCTTGTACTTTTTCATCTTTAGTCATTTTGTTATCCTTTTTCATTATTCACAGTCTCCATAGTTTTTACCAATTCATGAAGGTTTTTTCTTATCTTTTATGTTCACAACCTTATCGTTTCCATCCTTATCATAATCTTCACTTCTGAATGGTGGAACACCTTCAGGTAACCCCTCATCTAACTTTAAATCCCATAGGTTGTATTTTTCTACATACTTTTTATATTTTTTACTTTGCCCCGTTAAGGAAAACGAATCCAATTTGTCAACAGCATCCTCTACATACGGAATCGCTTTATCTACCCAGTTTATACGTGCGTTAAGTTCAGGTAATCTTATGTCACTGTTAAATAAAGCAAGTGTTGATTCTACCGAACAGTCTTTACAAGTAAATTTAATAACAACACCTCCTTTTTCTCGACCTATTTTATTAGGCATAGAGATTGCCCCCATAAATAATTTTATTGACTCACATTCGGGGCAACATAAAAAATCATCGTTAACACCCACACATTGACTATGGCGATGTTTACCATAACCTATTTTAAAATCATACTCGTCCTCTTTCATTATTCACAATCTCCATAGTTTTTACCAATTCCTGATTCACAGTCAATCGGTAGTGTTGATGGGTGTCTAGGTATCCCTTGAGCCCATATTGGTGCAGTACGCATACATTCTTCTATATATTTCTGTGCATCTTCTACTTCTTCATCTCGTATACAACATACTATTGAGTCATGCACTGTAAGGACTACACGATATTTCTTACTAATTTCTAGCATTTGTTCACCAATTATGCAACGGGCGAGGGCTTGGCATATGTTCTCCACAACCTTACCACCATATATCTTTGTGCGACCTCGCCTAGTTTGGTAGTGAAACTCCGTGCCTCCATCTGTTTGGTCAGCCTTTAAATCTTCATACTTCATCTGTAAACCCGATGGCAGTCTTAGGGAATAGTATTGAGGCAGTACTTCTATTGTGCTTTTAGGAAACGTAAACCCTTCGCCATTGACCATATTCTTTAGCATATGCTGTGCGTTTCTCCATAACTGGCTAATCTTCCAGTTGGCATCACGATAAATACCTATTACACGCCTAGCTTCCTCCATACTTATATCAAAATCAAACGTCTTAAGCTGTGCTTGAAACTTCAATGCACCCATACCATAGCCTGCACCCAATATAGTTGTCTTACCAACAAATCTCTGTTCTTTTGTAATTTCTTCTTCGGGTACATCATAGATACGAGATGCCATCTTTTTGTATACATCCTCACCTTTGGAAAATGCTTCGGTAAGGTCATCCTGCTGTGCAAACCATGCTAATACCCTAGCCTCAATCTGTGAGGAGTCTGCTTCAACGAGCGAATGCTCAGGGGGAGCTATGATACTACGCTTTAACTTCTTACCATGCGTCCCACGGCTAGGTAGGTTCTGTAAGTTTATCTTGTCGTCACCACCCCAACGCCCCGTATGGGCTGCGTAGTATCTGACAGGGACCGGCAGCAGCCCACGTTTAGATATACCTATAAATCTGTTAGTACGTGTTTCCTCAAGGGTACTTTTGGTACCCAAACGTGCTGACACCAATGCTCTCACTCTTTCATCTTCATGGTCTACCAAAGCAGTAAACCCCTCATCTGATTTAGCAAATGCAAATGTTTCTTCCCCAGTTGTCGGACTTATCTTCATAGGAGGTTCTACCCCAAATGATTTTAACACTTCAGCAAACTTGGGATTGCTCATCAGATCATCTTTATCGACCCCTGCTTTTTCAAGTAGTTGTTCCTTATGGTCACGTGTTTCATTTATATGCTGTTCAAGCATCCCAGTATCTAAGTCAAGCACTGGGTCTATAAACATACGCAAAGTTAGGTCTATAAGTTTAAATTCTTTCTTTGGAAATCCACGACCCATCAACGTAAATAACTTATACGTCAAGTCTACGTCATTGACACAGTAGTCACCGAACTTACTCAGTTCTTCCTCTGAAAAGTCTTTCCTTCTCTTGCCAAGCGTATTAAGTATCTCCGTTCCCTTTTCTCCGATTCTATATTTCTCGGCAAGTGCACTAAGACTTTGGCTAGTCTCCACACCAAATAAAGCACGGGCAATACATAAAGTATCGGTAAAAACTTTTGGATTAATACCAAACTTCCAATTAAGAATAGCCCCGTCAAACATAGTATTATGAGCGAGTACCATAGAATTTCCAAAGTCAAATCTTTGGAGGTAAGTTTTAATTTGGTCATGAGTTCCACTAGCCCATTCAGTTTCCTCACTATTTACTTTCACACCAACTCCTATGGTCTCAAAGCGTGGGTCTCTGACGTATTCCTCTGTGGTTAATTTTTTTAATGAATAATCCTTGTCATAATAGGTTTCAAAGTCAAGCGTTATTAAATCCATTATTTCTCCTCCGACATAACACATTCATATTCAATGCCTGCATATGCCATTCTATCTACGTAATGATCTCTCTTTGTAGGACTTGTCTGTCCTCTCGAAAGTTTGGTGCAAGTGTGTATCAATGCCATATCTCGTGCTGTTAAGTTATGACCCGTAATTGCGTTAAATATTTTTGCTATATGCTGATGGTTTGCAACAGCATCACCATAGTCTTTTGCTCTATCGCCACCCGTAAGTTCGATTGCCTCTTTCAACAGTGCCAGGCGATTTTCTTTGATCTCTTTCTCTATAACGTGTTTAGGTGTACCTATGGACTTCATGACATGGTGAATTACCTTTAAGCTTATCTTTGTAGCCTTCGATACTTCCTCGGCTGTGGCTAATCTGTTGTCTAACAGATACTTCCATATCTTTATTTCATTTTTTGTCATTTACTTTCTCCCGTTAATTTTTAGCTACCCCCCCAAGTATAAAATTTAAAAAACCTTGGGGGGGATTAGTATTTTACTATACTTCTATAGATAAGGTCACGCTTTTTGAAAGGAGGAAACGCCCTTACTGCAGGGGATTAATGGTATGAGTAAACCCAAGGGCTCTCACTGCTTACCCCACAGAGTGTCAAAACAATATGTCTAAAAAACCCACTCCGTATTCTATTCATCTTATTGTCAACCTTTTATGTATTTCTGAATATCGCATTTTTTTTGTCTTCTTTTTGATTTCTTTGGCATTCCATCTCTTTGCACCGTTGCTGTCAATCGTATCTATTACATCAAGTGTATTATTGTTAAATTTTTGTTGCACATACATTAAGGTGTCATTGTGTTCCTCTTCGGGCGTAGGATAATCATACGGTACAACCCTACTTAAATCATACGCCCAACGTGTCATTTTCGACATCTCTCCAAAAAACGGCTCGTTTTAAAGCCCGTCAGAGGGGGGAAACAATATGCTTGTGTATGATTATACCCCCTAAAATCGTTGAAAAAGTCCATCTCTTTTTCTTTCTCCATTTGGATTACGCTGTGATAACGAACTTAATAACTTACCTATATCGTGCATATTCTCTTCATTTACTATCAAAGCTATGCCACCTTGTTTTACTATGTCGTCTAAGTTCTTCTGTTGTAATGACGTGGGCTTATTGCTTCCTGCCTTACATTCTATCCCAAAGAAGTTACCACCAAAGCAACCAACAATGTCAGGTACACCACTTCGTCCATACCCTCCAGTTACGGGATAAAAATAATATGCATTCATTAATTTTAACTGTGCTACCACTTTCTTTTTAACTTTAGCCTCGGGTGTCATTACTAACCTCCTCTATTTTTTCTTTATGTTGTTCTAAAAAAGATTTATCTATGGCACTTAATGTACTGTTCCACTTGTTAGTTCTATCACTAAGTTTACTAACGTATATCGTGTTAGTATGTATCTGCATTACCTCACATAATATGCCCGTGTTATTTAAATGATGTTCGGGCTTAAAAGGTATAACAATTCTTTCACCTATATTAACTCTCATTATTCCATCTCCCATCTATAAAATATATGGTCGTCTATTCTGACAGTACGTGTAAACATATCACTCCAAGATGGTTTTACCCACCATGCATGATAGTGTGTTGCACCATCTGTCAAATCAATTATACTTAATGTATTATCAAGCAACCCCCAAGAAATTTCCTCTGCCCATTTATATGCTTCTTGGTCTGTAATCTTCTCATCTTTACCATCACACCAAAATGAAAACTGGCATTTATCGGGTATAGGTATCTCGGGGTTCCAAGAATAATAGTATCCTTCTTTGACAACATCACATACGTTATCGGGATACCTATGATCGGCTACTCGTGACATAATAACTTGTCCTACGGCTATCTGCCCAACAGTTGGTTCGCCCCGTGCTTCAAAGTAT